CCTCAAGAATTAGATAATCGACCATTTCAAGATCAAGATGCGGTCAATCTTCTTTCAGACGATGGAATCACATTGCCAATGGCTGCAAGTATTACAAATAAAATATTTCCTAAAGTTCAACCTTGTATCGACAAATATCTCAAACAATTTCCAGTTTTAGGTTTGAGAAAATTTCTTATTCACGATTGTAAGGTTAAAAAAATAAAGTGTGGTGGTGGATTTCATACTTGGCATTATGAAAATGGCACTGTGAGTGATGCTCGTAGAACTTTTGTCATTCAAATTTATCTCAATGACGACTTTGATGGAGGTGAAACTGAATTTTTATATCAAAACAAAAGAGAAAAAGCTGTCGCAGGTGACGTATTAATTTTTCCCTGTCAATATACCCACGTTCATAGAGGTAATCCACCTATTGATGGAGATAAGTATCTAGTTACCTGTTGGGCATGGATACAAAGTGGTCAATTATGAAAAAAGAACAACTCGAAGCAGAAATATATTGTGACCCATTCCCTTTGATGATCGTAAACAATTTCTATAATAAATTTGAATTAGATTTAATATGGAAAGAATTAGATTTCTATACTGCTCCAAATAAATTATTACCCGCTGAAAATTATGGTGGTGTAATCGGTCATACAAATGCAAAAGCATTACTTCTAGATGACATATATCGTGATAGAACAAAAGAAAAAGAAAAAGCTAATTTTAGAAATATATCAAATATATTAACTATCAATCGTAAAATATTTAATTGTGGTGTTTTAGATACTTTCTCAAAAATTCATGGGTGTGTTAGTATTGCCAATGATACAAATTGGGATGTTACAAAGGTAAGATATTATCACGATGGAGAATATTACGATCCACATACAGATAAACCCTTTCAATTCTTAGCATTTTCATATTTTTATAAAGAACCTAAAAAATTTAAAGGAGGTGATTTAGAGTTTCCAAAATATGATATGAAAATTCCTTGTGATAATAATTCAATGGTTATTTTTCCTGGTTGGGTAGAACACGGTGTAAGAAAAGTAAAAATTGAAAATTCTGATTACTATGATGGATGGGGAAGGTATGCTATTACATCATTTTTTGGGTGTAAAGATAAAAAATGACAAACTTTCCTAGTTATATTTCTATTTTTGACAATGCACTAAGTAAAGATGAATGTAAAGAGATAATTTCTATATTTGAAGAAAATAAAGATAAGCAAAAACAAGGAACAAGTGGTGGTCATAAAATACAACCATCAACAAAAAAATCCACCGATATAAGTTGTTTTTTATACGATGGATCTAGAATCTCTGAAATAATTTCCTCAAGTTTAAAAGTTTATGTTCGTAAATATTCTGAACAGTATCCTGAAATAGATTTTAGTATCAAACCTTGGTCTTGTTATAATTATTATAACTTACAGAAGTATAATCCAAACGAAGGGTATTATAAAACACATTGTGAAACAGCTGATAATGAATCATCTTCTCGTGTTCTAGTTTGGATGTTTTATCTAAATGATGTAAAAGATGGTGGAACTTTATTCCCATCATATAATATAGGTGTCAATGCTGTTCAAGGTAGATTAGTTATTTGGCCACCTTATTGGACACATACTCATAGGGGTCAGATAAGCACAACCGATATAAAATATATCGCTACGGGTTGGCATACCTTTGATTAATAAAATAAATATTGACTGCCAGCAGGTCCACCATTACCATTAGAACCTTCTAAATTTCTACCCCCAGAGGCATTTCCACCTGGTTGAGCTCTTCCTCCACCATTACCACCATTACCACCAACTGCTTCTGCATCATTTGTTCCTCCTTCACCAGATCCCCCTGTTGTAGTATTTCCATCTGCACTAGTTGTTTCATTACCACCTTCTCCACCTGGTAGTCCAGCACCACCACCACCAAATCCACCTCTTGCTGAGTTTCTATCTCCCCAGTCATTCTGTTCAGCTCCTGATCCGCTTCCACCGCCACCGCCACCGCCAAATATTCTTGACTCGCCAGAAATCTCGTCTTGGAATCCTGAATGAATTTTCATTCCGCTTGTACCACTTCCACCATTTTCACCAACATCTTCCTCACCTCCTCTATCACCACCATTTCCACCTTTTCCTCCAACAGCACCATTGCTACCTACATCAATTGCAAATATAGTTGCTGTTGGCCAAGCATTAGTTACTGAATCACTTATATCTCCCATTTCTAATGCAAAATCATCTGGAACTGATGCTCCCACAGATCCAAATTCTTGATTAATATGTATTATTATTTTCTTTCCACCCTGCCAAGTATTTTTAGTTATTGAAGTTCTATAGTTACCAACTATATTATAATTACCATTTGCAAAACGATTTGTATATGCATTTTGGTTGAAATTAGTGCTACCAGAAGAGTGTAAATCAACAACCACGTTTAATCTCTTACTGTAGAAATCACTAAATTTAATCTCGCCAGATGCTGGAATACCAGTATCTAATGGTAAATTTGACAATTCACCAAGATTTTTATTTCCAAAATCAGGATGCGAACTTTGATATCTCCCTAAACTACGTCCAGGATTTTGCCCAAACTCATTCTCTATTTCTTGAAATGTTAATGATGAACCTGAATTTTTAATTGTCATTAGCTACTAGTAACTGTCTCCCAAGCACTGCCATTCCAGACTTGTAATTTATTAATTGATGTATTATAAACCATTGCACCTGATAAAAGTGTCGCAGAATTAGTGTGTGCATCACGAAGTAAATTCCTTTGAGTAGTAGTAACTCTAGGAGGTATCATATAAGCAAGTTGTGATCTGTTAAATGGTAATCCAGTCTCACCTTCATTTGTTATATTGACTGCATCAGAGAAATCAACTGCTGATCTGGTTGTATTACCAACAGATACAGCTTTTTTAAGTCTTACATTACCTAAGATTTCAACAACCACATTTGTCTCAGATATTATATCTGTCTTAATACCTATTTGACTATTATTATTAATAAAGATTCGATTATCTGGTGTTGTTCCTAAATTAAATTTATTACCTGCATCCGTTACACCAATTCCAAGTCCCTGACCTACACGAAGATGGTTAATTGTAGATATACCTGATACTGGTGTGTCAATGAACCCAAATAAATTTCCAGTCACATTACCTGTGACATTACCTGTAAGATTTGCTGTAACTGCACTTACATTTAAAGAACCACTTAGAGTTAAATTATTTGTAATTTCAACACTACCCGAAAATTTAGCACCACCAGCAACCTCAAATTTAGTTGATGGGATAGTGACACCAATACCTAGTGATCCTCCAATACCTGTGAGGGTCATTAACCTAGAGTTTAATCCTTTATGCCAATGGAAATCACCATTAACACCGCTTGGATTAGCAGCACTTAAATGATAATTAAAGTTACCTGTGCCATAATTTATTATATCAAGTGACTGTGCTGAACTATAAGGTGCACCTGATCCACCACCATATCTAAATTCTGCATTATTTGTATTACCAGTGCTTGGTTCTCTACCAACTGTTAAACCTGCAATACCTGTGTCACTTGTAACTTGTATTTCTGTGTTACCAGCACTTCTAACTTGTATGGGGTTAGCTGGTGCATCAGTTCCAACACCAATCAAAGGAGAATTAAGTTCTGTTGTTGCTGTAATCACACCAGATGCAACGATATTAGTTGTATCTAATTGATTGTAAACAGTAACACCGACTCCAGATGTGAATAATTTTTCATTTCCATCAAAATTAAGAACAACAAAGGAACCCTCAATAAATCTTGCTAAATCTTTATTTTCTGCTCGATTTATAATTCTAATTCTATCAGCAGCTAAAACAAGGTCTTGTACAGCACTATCATGTTTAATTTGTGAATGACCAGGTCCTGAATGATGTCCAATTATTAATGCAGAATCATCGCCCATAAATAAAAACTTTTCATCTTTAAATAGTGCATGATTACCAAAATGGAAATTACTTCCAGTACTCGTCGTTGTGACTCCAAGTGTAGAGACACCAGATACACTCAAGTTATTAATTAATATATTTGGTGTGCCAGATAAATTTGCAGCAGTTCCTGATGTGTTTTGATTACCTGCTATATTGACACCAGCTAAATCTATGTTTGATGTACCATCAAATGATACTCCACCAATTGTCCTTGCAGTTTCTAATTGTGTTGT